CGCGTCGGCCTGCGCCTGGTCCGCGACGGTCGTGCTGTCGGTGACCAGCGGCACCTTTCCGAACGGGCCGGCCCACCTGGTCGGCGCGGTCGGGTCGTCGAATGTCGCGAGCGCGTAGAACGTGTCGCCTGGGGCGCCTGTGCCCGGATCGGGTGGTCCCTGGCCGCGCACGATGACACCGTTCCGGACCGAGCTGCGGTCGAGTGTTTCCTCCGCGGCGATCATGCTGCCGGTCGAGGCCGCGTCGATTGTCCAGACCGGCAGGCTGCTGCCGCCTGTCGGGCGGATCACGAAATCGCCCATGTTGTCGAATAGCACTTCAGCGCCGACGCTCGATGCGAGATCGGTCAGCGCGGCGGAGCGGTCGTCGAGATAGACGGTGGTGCTGCCGAGCATGGGTTCGGTTGCTGGGTTGGTCTGGATGTGATACGCGATGCTGGTGCCGAACACCTGTTGCACCGCGGTGACGCAGGCGTCGGACGGGTGCTGTCCGGCCGGCGCGAACGGCGCGGTGAACATTTCGTCCTGGATCTGCGCCATCCGGTCGCTGAGGGTCAGCGTGGCCTGGCCTTGCAGCTCGCGCCACACGATCGAATCGACCCTGAACCGGCCGAGCTGGACACGCTCCGTGGTGCCGTCGGCGTACCGGATGCCGCGTTCAATTGTCGCGTAGCCGCCGAACGGCAGGTCGCGCACGAGATCTTGCGCTGTCTGCTGTTGCAGGCTGAACGCGACCTCGAGGGTGCCCTGCCGCCTGACTTTCGCGTCGGCGTCGATCGTGACGGTGCCGCCGATGACATCGACCGGGATCGCGGTCGTCAGGTCTTCGGGCCGGTACACCGCGGCAGCGATGCTGATCTGGTGTGACCCTCTCAGCGAGTTGAGGAATCGTGAGCTGACCGTAAGCATCAAACGTCGTCCGGTAGCCACGGTTCGATCGGGCTGGGCTCTTGCCCGGGCGGGAATGTGTACGCGAGCTGGTCGTATGTTGCGACCGCAACCTTGAGATCAGCGTACGTCGCGAAACTAGCCTTTACATTCGCGTAGGTGTTGGGCGGGATCGGGACGAACAGGCCCGGGTCGGGGCGTTCGACCTGGACCGTTTGGATCCGGAACCTGCGCTCACTGCGGACGCCGAGCGTCAGGAACCGTTCTTCGATGAACTGTGTCACGCCGAGATACATGTTGCCGATGCCCTGGTCGGGCGGCGACCGGATCAGGATCGGGTAGCCGTTGCCGAGCAGGTCGCGGACCTGGTCGCGTTCCGGCAGCGTGTCGGTCAGCACCACCAGCTCGCCCGACGGCGTGTACGCTGGCAGTGTCGTCAGGACGGGGGCCCGGCGGTTGAGGACGCGGTGAACGCCGGCCGCGAAATCGAACGTGAGCGCATCCAGCGACTGGATCGTCAACACCAGGCTGTTCGTCGGGCGCGCGAGGTCGACCAGCCAGCTCTCGCAGTCGATCCAGGTGACCGTGAATGCCGCCGCCGACGCGGTTTCGACGACGGTGCCGCCGCTGTCATAGGTCGTGACGGTGTAGACCAGCGAGACGTTCAACGGCGCCTCGTAGTCGTGCGCGATCACCGTCGCCGCGCTCACCGTCTGGCTGGTGTGGCCGCGGACACCGGCAGTGTTCCCGGACGGTGCGGCACGGCTGATCGTGTACGTCGCGCCGGTCAGGCCGGTCGCGGTCACGATCGCCGCGTACCGCGCACTGTCCAGCGCGACCGTGATCCCTGCGGGCATCAGCGTGCCAGGCCGGCGAGCAGCGTCTGCGCCGTCCGGTTCCCCGCCGTTACGACCTCCGTTCGGATCATGCCGCGGAGTTCCTGGTCGCCGATATAGACGTGCACTTCGACGGGCGCGTTACCAGCGCTGAGCGGGACCACCATCTCGGGGCCGGCCTCGCCGAGCACCGCAACGGTTGGTCCCATCACGAACCCGCCCTGCGCCAAATACGGGATGTTCGGCAGGCCGATGCCGCCGAAGTGAATGTCGGGGATCGGGCCTGGCATCGGGATCGTGAACGCGCCGATCTTGAGCGCGTTCCACGCCGACAGGACAGCGTTGATCGGCGCCTTGATGATGTTGATGAGCGCGTTGCCGATGCCGGATAGAGCGCCTTTGATGCCGTCCCAGATCCAATTGCCGATCGACTGGCCCCAGCCCCAGATCGTGTTGAACGCGCCCCAGATCCAGCCGCCGATGCTCTTGATCACGTTCCAGACCGCGGCGCCGATCCCGGACACGCCGCTGACCGCGCCGTCGAGGATGTGTCGGCCGAGCTGCCAGCCCCAATTGAACACGGTCGCGAAGAGCTGCCAGATCCGGCTGCCGATGCCAGTGATCACGTTGACGACTCCCTGGCCGGCGCCGGCGAGGCCTTTCGCGAGGCCGTCGGCGATGCCCTGGCCGAGGTTCCAGGCCGGGTTGAACACGCTCGAGAACGCCTGCCAGATCGCGGTCCCGGCGCCCGAGAACGCGTCCTTCACGGTGTTGACGATGCCCTGGCCGGCGTTCCAGACGACGTTGAACGCGGCGTCGAAGATGCTGCGGACGGCGTTGATGATCGCGTCGGAATGTTTCGCGATCTCGATCGGGATGATCAGGAATGGCGCGATCACGAGCGCCGCGATATCCCAGTGCGCCTTCAGCCAGTCGACGACCTCCTGGAAGTGCGTGACGAGCAGGATGATGCCGACGGTCAGTGCGGCGACGGCGGCGGTGATGCCGATGATCGTCAGCGTGATCGGCGACGTGACGACGGCGGTGACGGCAAGCGCGACGTTGAGCGCGACCATCGCGGCGGCGAGCGCGAGGATTCCGATCGTGACGGCTTTCGCGAGCGTCGGGTTCTCCGCGAAGAACTTGGCGATCATGCCGAGCGCGGGCGCGACAGTCTGAACGAGCGTCCCCGCCAGGTTGTTGAAATTCTGTCTGAGGATCGCGAGCTGGCCGGGCAGTGTTTTGCCGGCGGCCTGGGCGCTGCCGCCGAACTCTTTGTTCAGTTCGCCCAGAATGACTTTCTGGGCGCCGATCGTGTCACCCGACTTGACCATGTTCTTGATCATGTCCTTCTGCGCCTGCGTGAACGACACGCCGACACGGGTGAGCGCGGTCAGGCCCTTGACCGGGTCGTTCAGTGCTTTCCCGACGAGGATCGCGCTGGATTGCATGTCCTTGCCCATCGCGACCGACAGGTCGAGGGTTGCTTTGGTGGCCTGGTCGAAGATGTCGTTGTTTTTGCCGGCCTGGTTGCGGATGTTGCGAAACGTGAGCAGCATGTTCTCGCCGGACTGGATGACTTCATCGTCGACACCGGACACCTGCAGCAGGCTGCCGGCGAGATCTTCAACGTGTTGCGCGGTGACGTGCGCAAGCCCGCCGGTCGACTTGATGACCGCCGCGGTCTGCGCGGCAGCCTTCGCGTGATCCTCGAACTCCTGGATGCCGGTGTGCAGCGTGTACGTGAGCGCAGCCAGGCCGGCCGCGCCGGCGGCGGCGACCGCGACCTTCCCGAACGTCTTCAGCTTGTTGCCGGTCGACTCGGCCGAGCTCTCGGCCTGCGTGAACCCTTTCTTTAGGTCGTCGACCTTCGTTATGAATTCGACGATGACCTGCGGGTTCGGCACGTCAGCGTCTCCGCGCCAGCCGGCGCTGTTGGCGTTGGTCTTCGCGGATCTCCTGGTTCGCGAATCTCACGAACGCTTCGTACTCACTCTGGGTCATGCGCTCGACGTCCCTGGGTGTCATTCGCCAGAACCGGCAGAATCGGGCGAGCTCGTCGGCGGCCCGCCGTTCGTAGGGTCCGCGGTTCGATAGTCGACCAGCACATCCAGTGCCTGATCCCAGGTCGGGTCGTATCCGAGGCGGCGCAGCGTCAGCCAGACGCCGGCCTGGTCCGCTTCGGCCGCCGTCATCGCGCCCCATTCCTTGCCCAGAAACCCGGACACCAGGCCGATTTCGCGCGGCGTATGTGCTGGCGGGTTCTGCGGGTCGATCGTGACCTTCGCCGGCAGGCCGGTCACAGTGTTGTCGGTGGTTTCGGCCATGTCATGCTCCTGACCACTGTTGCGGTTGTCTTTTCCATCGTGGCCTTGACCTGTCCTTCGTCGGCGGTCGCGATCGGGTACAGGTACCTGCCCTGCGGCATGTACGGCCTGCCACGGGTGCCGCCGAACTCGATCCAACCGGCGTAGAGCACGGCTTCGCTGCCGATCGATACGTCGTACTGGTCGCGGACGGGTGTCGTGTCAACGCTGCCGGCCAGCCGGCCGGTGACGCGCGGCACGGCAGCCTTGACCATGCCGGCGCGGTAGCGTGCGACACCCTCGAGGCTGCTGTTCGCCTTGACGCTGATTCGGCCCGCGAGGTCGCGGCTGCCGCGGACGAGCTCGTCGAACCCGACCACATTGACGCTGACGTCGTCGGCCATTCATGCACCCGCCGACGCCGGATTCGGCGCGGACATTGGCGCCGGCGCGGTCGTGACGGTTGCCTCTTCCTCCACCCCCGCGATCGCGGGGATCGACCCGGTCGTCGTCTTCACGGGCGGGCCGACCAGGCCCCACTCGATGCTGATCTCGGACGCCGCGCCGGCGTCGCCGTTGACCGGCGCGTACGGGCGCGGCACGCACAGGCCGGTCCAGGTCGGGTTGGTTGCCGAGATCGCCTGGCTCTTGTGCGGCAGGATCTGAAACGCGACCGGCGTCGCAGCCGCGACCGCTGCCGACAGGACTTCCTCGGTCGCGCCCACGTCGAACGACTGCACCAGCGTGCACGTCAACGTCCATTTCGTCGTGCCTTTGTAGTCGGTGCTGCCGCACAGCGTGTCGACGGTCGTGACGTTCGTGTCCGGCGCCAGCTCGATATGGGTGGTGACGCAGCCGAGGTCTTTGAGGTTCGCGGTCGTGTTGTCGCTCGAGATTTTCAGGGTTGCGTCGGTCAGGATTAGTGCTACGGGTGTAGCCATTACTTAGGCTCCGTTCATGGATACGGGTACGGTGAACGACTGGCGGGCGCCGAGCAGCGGCACACCGTTGATCAGGAAGATCCTGGGCGCCTGCGACGCGCTCAGCGGCCACGGGTTCGTGTCCGCCTGGAACCGGGTGAGGACATAGGCGACGAGCTGCTCGAGCGTCTGGTAGCCGGGCGCGGGTTCGACACGGTTGGCGAAACAGATCACGTTGAGAGTTGCTTGCAGCATGCCGATGCCGCCCGCGACTGTCTGGCTGGTGATCCAGGGATCAGCCCATTCCAGCAGCAGCGCGGGCGGCGTCAGCGAGTCGACCATGTCGGCGAGCACAACCGGATCGGTGTCGACCGCGGGCGCGAGCGCGGTCGCGGCGGCCTGCCGGATCTGCGTCAGCGTCAGCGCCGGCACCTTAGGCGATGCCCCACTGGTCTTTGTGCGGGATCAGCATCGCGGCCCAGGCCGCAAAGCTCGTCGCGGGCGCCTTGAGCTGCCCGGTCTGGTCGTAGCCAGCGACACCAGTGACGGCGGCATCGCTGGCCTTGAACCACTGCACCGCCCGGGACACGTTGACCGCGGTATAGAGCGGCTCCCACGGCTGCGTGTAGACCGGCGCGGTGATGCTGTCGATTGCATGGTCGATTTCCTTGGCTGCGGCTTCCGCGCACCGGGTCAGCTTCTCGGTATTCGCGACGGTGACCGCGATATTCAGGTCGGCGGCGACCTGGTCGATCGTGCAATACGCGTTCACTCAGACTCCGGTTCCGGTTCCGGTTCTGGTTCGGGCGCGGGTTCAGCGGCGGCAAGCGACCGTGCGACCGCGTCGTCCGCCGCCTGCGGATCGGGCCCCTGGCCCGCCTCGATTGGGATGCCCGACCCTGACTGGTCATCCCTGACGACCTGCTGGTTCGGCGACGACCAGATAATCGGCGACTCGGTCATGGCGTCTTCACGATCTTCACGATGCCGCCCGCGTCGATCGTCAGCGGCGAGAAATACCCGGCATATGCCACCTGGATGCCCAGTACTGACGGTTCGACCACCTGCAGGCTGCCGATTCTGTCTTCGTAGACCTCGGCAGCGGCCGTGCTGAACACTAGGATCCGCAGTGCGCCGATGCCGGCGGACACGTACAGCGGGATGCCGGACACGCTGCCGACGAGACCGCTGCCCATGTCCGACGCGGACAGGCCGGGTGAGATCGCATTCATCGGGTTGACTGGCGGGAACACTGGCGCGAGGACCGGCAGCATGTCCGGGCCACAGATCGCGAACAGGCGACCCTGGCCCTTCGTCGCCGTGTAGATCTTCGACGCCGCGTCCCATAGCGACGTCGACACGCCGGCCGCGGTTGCCGCGCCCGTCGCGATCGGAATCCCGGCGGTCGACGCGGTGTCGAACGTTGTGCATGCCGCCGCTTCGGTCTGGACCGCGTATTCGCCGGCGAGGTCGGTGATCACGATGTCCATCACGCCGGGCTGCGTGAAGTCGATGTTCTGGCGGCTCACGTTCACGTAGCCGCCATAGGTCGTCGCGGTGCCGGTCAGTTTCGTGATCGTCAGCTTCTGCGAGACCAGCTCGACTTTCTCGCCGGTCTGCGCCGCAACACTGGAATGCTGGGTGATCTTCGGCCTCGACCATGTTTGGCCCGGCAGCTGTCTGGGGCCGAGCTGGGTGACGAGGCTGCGGTTCGTGTCGATGAACGACACGACTGGGCCGATGATCGGCGTCGGGATGAGGCCCGGGTTGTCGGCAGTCGTCTGGTGCGACGCGGCCCGCTGGAACAGGTCGAGCCGGTCCCTGGCGCTGGCGTCGCCGACACCGGCACGCCACATGTCCAGCGCGTACTCACCAGCGGACCGGTATTCCATGCTGCGAGCGGGCTCGCCGCGAGCGCTCGCGAACTGTGCTGCGATCTCGGCGGTCCGGTCCCGGCTGGCGCGGTTGATCTGCGCGGCCGTGCGCAACGGCTCGATCTGCGCCGACAGCTCCTGCATCCGCTCCCTGGTCCTCGTCAAGAGCTCGAGCTCCTGGCTGGTCAGGTCGCGCGTTTCTTTCTCGGCGGCCTCAAGGATGCCGTCGATGAAGGTCGATCGTTCCTCGCTCTCGGCCTGATACCGGGCGAGCAGGGCATCTGTGGTGTTCACTGCGGGTTCCTTTCAACGGTCGGACGTGCTCTCGACGCGTCACCCGCAACAGCCGGCCCACCCAGTGGTCTACAACGGCTGGTAGTGCGCTATGCCGCTAGCGAGGCCCGGCCATGCAACCAGGCCGGTTTCGCCATGCGGCACCTCGCTTGCGACGGTCAGGCTAGCAGCCATGGCGGCGACACGATCCGCGGCGAGCTGCGCCCGCCACGCGTCTAGGTTCGGTGTCGCGGAGAACACCGCCTGAAAGTTGCGAACCTCGAGCACTGCGGCGTCCTCGTGCGCCGGGCTGGGCGTGAACGCGATATGGCCCAGCCACGCCTTCGTGATCGTGTACGCGTTCGGGCCGTCCCAACGCATGCCGCCCCTGAGCGGCAGGAACCCGGCGGACGCGGACAGCACGCCGTCGGCGCAGAGCTGCAGCGTCTCGTCGCCGAGGTCGGTCTGCGAGATCTTCACGTCCGCGGCCAGACCGGCGTCGTGGCCCGGGTGGAACGCGGTCGCCCGGCCGACGACGCGCTCGTCGCGATGGTCGCGGTTGACGCGGACCCGGTTGGCGCGGCGTTCGATGCCGTCGAATGCGCCCCTTGCGATCGTCTCGTCGACCATTCGGTCCTGCCACGGGACCGGCGACGGTTTCTCGTACGGCATCACGATGAGCCGAACCTTGCGTTCCGGAAACGACACGCCGACAAGCTCCGCTTTGCGCTGCCATTCCGGCTCGCTGGGCTGAAACGCCTGGTCTTTGCTCATATCTCAGGCCCCCGCAGGTTCTGTTGGTGTCGGCGGCGGCACGCCGGCGTGCCCCGCGACCTGCATCCGTTCGATCTGCTGTATCTGCTGCACCGTCAACACCGGATTGCCCTGCGGATCCCTGATCGCGTTGTAGATCTGCGCGACCTGCGCCCGCTCGAGCGGCTCTGGCTCGATGTAGGCGTCCCTGTTCAACTCGATCACGGTTCCCCGCGGCAACAGCCACGACGACAACGCCGACATCACCGCCTCAGCCTTCGGCCTGAGTCCTGACCGCCAGTGAAAGTCGAAGAAATTCTTGACGTTGCGGTAGGTTTGCGGGTCGCCGACCGGGATCCCGACGAGCGGTGCGGGCACGCCGAGGAGCTGCGCGATCGTGCTCCTCGCCTGGTTGTGCAGGTCGACCAGCGCCATGTCCCGCGGGTTGATCTGCGTCGGCTGCCACGACACGCCGCCGGACAGCACCGCCGGCTCGCCGATCGTCGACTGCCTGGCGGTCACCCACTGTGCTTGCAGATCCTTTGACTGTTGCGCGGTCAGCTCCTCGTCATGGGTGAGGATGCTGGTCGGCACGCCGCCGGCGGTCGCGAACTGTTGCGCGAACCCTGCCAGTGCGATCTCTGCCTGGACCGCCTGCCGGTTCGCCTCGAGCGGCCCGATGCCCCGGGGTCTCGCGACACTAGATGCATATCGGATGTGCAGCATGTCGGCGGTCACGTCCTGGTCGCCGATCTCGTACTGGCGGATGCCGTTGACGAGTTCGACGTCGACGAGCATGCCGGGCACGACGTGGAACCGGGCCGGCCATCCGGTCGCGTACCGGGCGGTGCAGAGAATGAACGTTTCGCCGAGCTGGTAGTCCCAGAAGCAGGCTTTCGCGAACTCGGTCCAGCTCGTGTAGGTGTCGGGGTCCGGGTTCGTCATCCAGCCGGTGTCGAGGCTGTCGGCGGCACCGACGAGGTAGGGCGGCATGCTCGCGAGCACCGACGCGTTGAGGTCGACGCAGGTCCAGGCGGTGGTGCTGCCGTACACCTGGCCGAACGCGCTGCCGCCGCCCCACGCCGGCGGCCACCATTCCGCCGGCCACCCGGACCAGGCCGACGGGATGATCGTCGGCAGCGGCTGCCACGGCGGCGACGGGTCGATTGTGACGCCGTCAGGGTCACCCGGGACGGCGACGTTCGGGCCGACCGTCGCCGGCGGCACGCTCGCCGGATCGTTCGGGTTCGGCGTGATCGAACCCGGGTCCGGCGGACGAATCGACCGCAGCTTCACGT